GTTGTTAACACTTCAGCATCTGCCACTTAAGTTATTAGTGGTACTGAGAGGAAAGGGGTGGATCGTTCTTTCCAATTTATTGTACGACCGTTCTAGGAAGTACGACGAAGGACAACGCGCCGGAAAGACCGGTGACGTTGAAAGCGGAACTAAAGGTGTAGACCGTTTGTGTTGCGCTGATGGTGAGGCCAACGAGGGTGCTTCTCGTGATCGGGGCGGCAGTGGACGCGGGTCCATAGGCGAGGCCGGTGACGATGGCTCCGTAAGGGAGGCTGCTCAGGGATCCTGTCCAGATACCGTAATACTTCTGGCTGACGGAGCCAGATGGGTAATTGAGGGTCAGGATGACGTTGCCCGAACCGCTAAGAGTGTAGTTAGCGGCTCCGGTGGAGAGTTGGAAGAGCGTGTCGGAGAGGTTGTTGTTCACTCCGTAGACAGCTTGGGCGACGTTGGCAAGTGCGCCTTCGAGAGGTGCGAAGGTGTTGCCTTGGAACTGGACGTCGTAACTGACTGAAACCTTAAGCGGGATGTCAGATGCGCCGGGGGAACCGTTGGCGACGACCAGGAAGAGACCGTTTGCACGATCACTTGGTTGGCTGTCGACGACGAATTTCCACGGGTTGGTGGAGAGTTTCCAGCTCGCTGTGACCGATTTGGTGCCCTGTGCTTGCAGATGGAGGTTCGCCTGTGAAGGGGAGGCATTGATGACACGAAGGAGGGCAGTTGGGTCAGAGGGGAGGTCGGAGGGGTCTGGGTCAGGTACGTAGGCGAGTGAAACGGAGGAGTTGGCGAATGCATTGCCGAGAGACTCGACGTGCATCTTAACTTCTCCTTTCCACTGCTTGTACTGGGACGCGAAGACTCCGAGTCTTGGAAATTGGGTGGGGTTAACTTCCAAGGAATACAGTTGATTGCCGAAGGTGGAGGCGGCAGGTACCGTAAGGAAAGACAGAAACTCGTGCCCGACTTCGCGGTGGGTTTTATTACCGCGGTTGGGAGCGATGGTCGCTTTTCTCCGATTTGGTTGTCGGTTTCGCGGCTTCTGCTTTAATAGTGACAGTGCAGCCATGGATGACAAGACGCTGGTCATCTGGGAAGCTCTTGATGGTCGGTTTGGCTTCTTGAGGCCTGGTTTGGCTTTCGAGTTGCGGGTACGCATGATAGTCGTTCAGAAATTGTTTCCAAAGTGGGACGTTCATAATGGTATGGAAAATTCAATAAACCCTTAGGACATGAGGTTTATGAAGCCGTTCGTGATCCGCTTGGACATCTTGTACTTACGGGTGGGGGCGTTCTTCTCGGAATGCACCACGTCCACTTTCCGGATGTGCGTGTTGTCGATGAAATGGGAAGCGCGTGCATGAGATGCCTGGTCGCCGTCTGTTTTGTACGAGATGAATTCGGACTCAATCGTCTGGGAGAACGGAATTTCCTTGCGGGCGAATCTCTTGAGGAAAGAGAGAAGCGTGTCAAAATCTGAAGTCCGGTTGGTGGCATTGTTGATGTCGACGTGGTAGGCATTGACGAGACACATGTTGTGTCCTTCGACTTCGTGGACGTGCATGAGTGTGGCCGAGACTGCTTCTTGGTAGTTCTCGTAGTCTTCTGCGCTCGTGTAGCATTTGCTGAGCACTTTGGCGGCGAGGCGAGGGAAGTCATAGGCGACGCCATACTTGTTGACGAGGAAAGAGACGAAGTTGCCTGAGTGACCTCCGTTTGGTTTGAATCGGAAGCCACACTTTTCCCCGTAGTATTTCATCTTCTCGAAGTCGAAAGATACGTGCTTTCCGCGAGCGAGGGAGTCGTCTCCTTTGATGTAAAGGACGCGGAAGTTGCTCATGAGATCCAGGCAGATGTTCAGATCAAACCAGCAGTTGTCGATGAGGGTGTGTGGTGCGCCTGAGTCTTTCTTGTCGTGGACAAGAAGAGACAATGCTTCCATGCAAATCCTTCGCTCTTTGAGCATCTTCTCGAACTCTTCGAGCAGGGTGTTGGGACATCCGAGCTTCTTGAGCGCGCGGAGAAGAAGCTTTCTCGTGATGTTGTTCTGGTTCGAATCGAACAATTTCCAATCATTGTCGATGAATTTGTCGTCTGCGAGGCCGTCTTGTTCGAGGAGGGACATGACTTCTCGATCTGTCATGCCAGTTGCGATCTTGACACGTCCTTTTGACTGCTTGACCAACACCACTTCGAGAAGGCGTGTCCAAGCGCACATCATGGTGTTGAGTGTTTTGTTCCAGGCAGAGATTCCTTGACCAGCCTTGTCCTCTTCGAGAGGATCCTTGCCGAGAGTCGGTTTCTGTTGACTCTTGAGGAAGGATTTGACGACTTTGGCGTTCATGTCGTTCCAATCGGCGATGTCGAGGAAGTCTTCCATGCCGTGGCCTCTTGCTTCCATCTTCTGGATGGCTTCGAGGAAACAAGTGTGCTTATCCTGATCAGAGATGTCCCAGTTGAATTCTTTGGAGGACTGTTCGAAGAGCCTCTCGGTGATTTCCTCCGCCTGGATGTCAGGTAAGTTCTTGGTACGATGTGCAAGGCGTTCGAGGTTCGTGCGTACAAGGAGATGTTTGTTGGATGGCCGGGTGACCTTGACGCGTTGGGGAACCGGGAATCGATAGATCGTCTTCGGTTTAATTTCGCTTTGCTCTTCAGCGAAAATTTCTCCCATTCTAAGGGAACCGTTCATATCCTCCCCGTGG